CGCTCAGTGGACTAACAGTGGCTTCGGACACGTGGCAGTTCACCGATGTGGAAAGCCTAGCAGCAAGCAGTGACCAGGGTAGTACCCGGTGGAGTGATACAACTCCAGTCACTATCGACCTGCCAGCGGCCCAGGCGTGGGTGGACGTAGCAGGCGTCGGTATCACATATGCTCTGGACGCAGGCAACCAGAAGTTCACGCAGATCGACGCAGCCAACGGACGGATACAATACAACGGCGTCCGTTCACGTGGGTACAAGGTCAGCGCGTCACTGACGGCCGAGCGCACCGGCCCACCAGACATCGAGTTTGAGATCGCGGTGGCCCTGAATGGTACAGTGGTCCCTAGCTCCATCACCATGGGGCATGCCAGTGCCGTTATCACTGGCATCACCATCCCGATGGTTGTGGTGGACTTATTAGTACCAGGTGACCACCTAACACTGCAAGCCCGCAACGTGGACCTCAGCAACCCCACCAACGATATTGGAATCACCTCGGCCCACCTTTCAGTCGCGTACTAGTTTACAGATCTGAGACATGTGCGAGGGCGAGTTCTTCAGCGGAATCGTTTACAAGTTCCCAGGCACCTCCCCGGAGAATTAAAATTCCTAAACTCTCCAGTGAATATATAGCTTCGCTCCAGCCTTCTTCCTTAGTCAGAACGTCTAAGTCACCTGACTTCGTAAGCTTGTAAAAAGCCTTATCCGTAAGAAGGCGAATTATCCCACCTTCTTGTAATACCTGGCGTAGTGTAAGGACCTTAGGGAGATTGTACTCCAAACTCACCGTCACACTATCTACAGCAGCTATACACATACTCAGCTGCTGTTTCAGCTCAGTTAAATCGCGCTGTAGAGACGCAATCTCACTGTGGGACTGCAGCGCCTTACCCTCTACAGTCTTAGGTTCGCTACAGTTATAGCAGTATTCTACATTCTCTCCTTCTAGGTACTGCATGTAGCCTCTAACAACCTCACCACACTTACGGCAGGGCACGTCAGACATGGGAAGAACTCATTTCCAGCTCCTTCAGTTTATCTGAAAGATCCTTTACTTGAACCTTTAAGGCTTCGATGTCTAGCTGCATTTGCAGCAACCTCTGCTCTTCTGGATTATCAACGGTTTCCATTACTTGCTCCTATTATATGGCGGCTTTGATAGGACTTGAACCTATAGCATTCGGCTTAGAAGGCCGACGCTCTATCCTGTTGAGCTACAAAGCCTTAACTTTGCTAGAGATCCGTACCGTACTCTAAAGTAGCCATAGCTACATAGTCTTCTCGGTCTTCAACATCTGCGTGGATAGGATATTCCTCCCAAAGCGCTACCTGCTCTTTCCTAGGTATATGGCTGTAACATAAAGTATGCATCCAAGAATATTCGGAAGGCATACAGGTATACTTGCTCATCAGAATATTATTAAGTTCCGCATTTACAAAGCTACATGTAGAAAAATCGGTAACCCTGAAGCTAGTCAGAGACATACTTCCTCCTACAAATTTACAGCTGTGTAGTATACTGCTACGGAAGTTAGCGCCATCTAAGTTGCATTGATTGAAAGTAACATTAGTGAATTCAGCGTCAAAGCTAACGTATGCCAGGTTTTCTTGATCAAACACATAGTCATGTAAAATCTTTAGAGGAAAGAAGGTATCCTCGCCCCTATCTCGACGCTTTTCCCAATGCTGAAGGGATAGATTGTTAATTGTCTTGGAGTTCCATGGCATCCTCAAGGTCCTCCTCTTCAGGATCTTCTGTAACGTACTCTACGCTGGTCACAGGCCTTTCCCATACTCGCACGCAGTCGATAACGTCCCTATACTCGAAAGGAAGCTCGTTGTTCTCTCCGTGCCCCTTGTGGTAAATGGTCTGCCAGAGAAGGCCTTCGTTCTCGAAGATAAGCAGGTACTCAGTAAACCACTGGTGCTGCTTCAGAGGCTCGTTTACCTTGATACACTCGCCCCCGCCCTCAAGCACGCCTTCCATGATGAAGCCTCTTTCAAACTCTTTTCTTTGCATGCTGCTCCTCCGCTACCCCAGTTAAATACTCTGAAGGGGAAATATTTTGGCAATTTCTACAACGTAGTTGGTAGACAGGACCAGGAAGTGTATCTACCCTCCAGTTCTGCCCCCTTACTGCGTCCAGTAGGTCTAGAATAGTCTCCCCAGGTTCGGTGAACTCTAGCTGTAGTCCAGCTTCTTTACATATGTCACATTTAGCAATAGTATGAATCATCTCTTCTTCTCCATGAGATCAAGACATTTAGAACAAGTGACAATTAGCTTGCTATCAGTCAGGAGTACGTTAGTTTCTGAGCAGAGGGATTCTCGCAAACCCTTCTTGCTAGCATGGATTTTGAACTTCTTACCCATGGCTAGACTGTGACACAGTCTCGGCGCTTTGGGTAACTAAAAAACCCTCCAGTAGCAGAATTTACTGGAGGGTTTTAGCTGCGACCTTAGTCGTCTACGTCTTCGCCAGGAGTGAAGTGGTAAAAGACGTAAATCTCTTTAGCGTCCTTAGGAATGTCAGCGACCTTGATGGTAGCTCCAACTCCGAGAACGTAAGTGGGATCTGTAAGGTCGTCTACGATACAGTACTCCACGCTCGTAGCACAAGCAAACGGATGCCACGTATCCTCTTGCTGCTCTGATTCAGAGCCGTCTTTCCTATAAGTGACTTCAAACATGTGTCCTCCTCTAATCGCAAAGAACTCTAACGTGCATATCGTCAAAGTCTCGTGTAGTAGTTAACTTTCCCGTCAATACTAGATCCTGGGATAAGTCTCGATATTTGTACGTAATATCCGTCAGGACATTTTCACGATAGGTCACTGTAAGCGACTTACTGAGGTAAGTCCAGCGAAGAACGCGCTCATTGGAGGATAGTCGGGTTACGGTATCGGGAGAGTGCTCCAGCATGTACACGACCAGCTTATCGCGTGCCTCGCCCTTAAGCTGTATTCCTAGCAGTACGAAAGCTACGCCCAGCGCGGAAAGTATTAAAACGACTATGAGCACATTTTGCTCACTTATACTTGGCATGGATATTACCTACAGGTTAGAAGTAAACGGGCCGTAGCCCGGTCCCCTATTTATAGGATTTATCAACGCTTACAGCTCTTTACCGGCCCAGCGTTGTCCCAAAGTAGTATACCCTTTCTACGCTTCCTTGGCAAGCAATGCGGACATATCCGTATTCGCTTCCAGGATCGAATCCATCAGCGCATCGACAGCCTTCGTAGCTTGCCGCACGGATAGATAATACCCTGCTAGCTTTTTTGCATAAAAGTCTGGAGCACTGGCATGTAGGAACTTCAGGATTGCATCCTCAAACCGCTCATCCAGCTCCCGAGTCACTACATGGACCTTACCTTTCTCCATCCGAGCCTCGGTAATAGTGCGACCCTTCTTCTTACTGAAGGCGTCAAACACGTGCTCATAAGGTACGTACCCTTGGTCTTGATAAGCTGCGCACGACTTCTCAATACGGTTGATTGAGTAGGCGATTTCAACCTCTGTATCACTAATCCTCTTCCGAGCAATGGTCATTGTACGGTTCTGACGGAATGCGGGATCCTGAAGGTACATATACTTTAACACGATATTGTCTCCTAGCTGGCGCCCTGTGCGCCCCCTCATCATAAATCCTCATCGGGGACAGTCAAGAACATTTTGCTGTTATCAAACCCCGACTCAGAGCGTTGCAGGGCCTGGTCGGATATGCTCCGCTTACGGGGTGGCTGAGTGAACCCAATCAGGCCCTCAGCCACATCCCCTACCTCTCTGAACAGATCTGTTAGGGAGGCTGTCGGGCCCACGGTAAACGTGAATCCGCTTTGATCGGTAACTGCGGTAATGGCTACAGTCGCTAACCATCCTTGTTCCGTTCTATGTAGATCTATATCTCCTAATTTCATGTATCTATCTTCCTGAATGAGGGTAGATTGTATAATTAGTATTTCCCCTTTTCGTACATAAGCTCAATTATATAAACGATTTCAACGGGGTACGACTGTCACACAAATGTCACATAACCTCTAACCTCTATAACAAGGTTCTGAGGAGTACAAATGGACACATTCTAAGTTTACCCTTTTGTGACATTTCTGCAACAATTCCAGAAAGTGCTTGCGCCTCGACTTGACAAAACCTATGCTGGGGGAAACATTTAAGAAGGGGGAAACATTGGGAGCTTCGCTCCCATACACCGCCATGGGCGGTGTGCATTTAGAGAAGATCTGGTTTAATTGATCTTAACTGAAGAGATCTGAGAGATCCACATAGATCTACGTAAATTGCGCCCCGTATCCCGCTCGATACATATGAAGACTTTTATACTCATCCTTGCAATGTTGTCTCTTGTCTCTTGTGAGACCTGTACTCCCCCTGATCCTAAGCAAGAGCCCGTCCACGTATTACACAGTAAGGATGGTAAGGAGCAGGTCTGGGATACAAACTTGTTCCCACTCAGACTAGATATTGACTCTCGCTTTGGTCCAGAAGCGATTGAAGTGTTAGTAACTGTTGTTGAGCAATGGGAGTCGACCACTGGGCGTGACCTATTCCGATTAGACATCATCTCTGACGAGATCGCTATACTGAATCCTGCTGGAGGTCACGTTACGATGACCCCTGCTAAGCTTTCCCGTACACTTGAAGGAAACCACTTAGGGAACACTAGTCGCTGGACTGTGAAGGGACATACGGGACGTATCCATTCTCAGAAAGTGGAGATTGATGAATCCGTGTTGAAGGACATGGATCTTCTACGTGCGGTCGGCTTACATGAGCTAGGCCATGTGCTGCTCCTATCTCATGACTTTCTAGATCCTGATAGTCTAATGATTCTGGACGTCACCCAAAGTGGCCTAGTGATCCTGCCTAAGCACATTCTTCATGCTCAGGAACGCTATGGACATGTCTTGATGCTGTAGGGGTTTGGTGCTATCATAGAAATATGATTGAACAACAGCAACAGGATATTAGACTACTTACGCACATGATGTGTGAGCTGAGAGAGAAACAGAGTTCGGTGAGAGTATCATTGGATGACCTCACCTTAGAGCGATGCAAGAAAGGTATTCTTGCTTTGGAAAACGCTATTGAGGCGTTACAGGTACAGGTCTACGCTTAGAGGGTATTTATGACTACGATCTATGTTTTGGACGTTGACGGCACGATTGCCAACAACGAGCACCGAGCCCGCTTGCTCTACCACGAATGCCATCAGTGTCTAACGGGTATGGACGGCCTGACGGGCCCTGGGCAGTTTGTCTGCCCCCACTGTGGGTGTATGGATTCGAAGGCTACAAGCGCCTCCTGGGACCGATTTAACGACCTGTCCCTTATGGAACAGGACACACCTATTCCACGCACACAGAAATGCGTAAAAGCGCTTGAATCCCTGGGCTATCCGGTCCATTATCTAACTGCGCGGTACCTCTCCCAGCGGGAGGTGACGCTAGGGTGGTTGCAGGTTCATTTTGGTTTTGATGCCTCGAAGCAGTACCTACTTACTCGTGATACGGATGATCATCATGGTCCCAAGTCTCATGAGTTTAAGGAAAATGCTGTCAAGCAGCTTCGGGCCCTTTGTGACTCGCAGTATGAGAACCCTAACTACGTATTCGTAGATGACAAGAGTTCTAACTTAAAGATGTTTAGTCGACATGGGTTGTCTCTAAAGGCACCTGAGTTTTGGCAAACAATGCGTTGACTCTAAACTTAGCTAAATGCTATACTACCTAACTTGGCGGACAGGCTCTTTTCTATTATCGAGCTTGTCCTTTTTTATTTCTAGGAACTGACTTAGTATGACTTATCTTCCCACTTTTTATCAACAGTTTATCCACAAGTCACGCTACGCAAGATGGATAGAGGGAGAGAACAGGCGAGAGACCTGGGAGGAGACCGTAGATAGGTATCTAGACTTTATGGAGGCAAAGGTTGCTGAGGACCATCCTATGGCTCTCGCAAAGCTACAAAAGAAGCGTCCTAAGATACGCAAGTACTTTGTAGAGCAAAAAGCACTACCTTCCATGCGCTCAGTCATGACTGCAGGTAAGGCCTTAGAGCGGGACAACATCGCAGGCTACAATTGCAGTTACGTAGCTATCGATCATCCCCGAGCATTTGATGAGATCCTGTACATACTCATGTGTGGTACTGGTGTGGGCTTCTCTGTAGAGCGACAGGCTATCACCCACCTACCTGCCGTAGCGGAGGAGTTCTACCCTACAGACACCTGTATCAAGGTGCGAGATTCCCGCATAGGCTGGGCTACCGCGTTCAGGGAGCTGCTGAGTCTGCTGTGGGCAGGTCAAATCCCTAGCTGGGACCTGACTAACCTGAGGCCTGCAGGTGCTAGACTAAAAACCTTTGGGGGGAGATCTAGTGGGCCAGAGCCCCTTAACGAGCTGTTTAAGTTCGCAGTAAACCAGTTTCAGAAATCAGCAGGAAGAAAGCTTACAAGTCTGGAATGCCATGACTTGGTATGTAAGGTCGCAGATATCGTAGTGGTCGGAGGCGTTCGACGCTCCGCACTAATCTCACTATCGAATGTGTCTGACGACCGCATGCGTGGAGCTAAGAGCGGCCAGTGGTGGGTGGAGACTCCTCACCGGAAGCTTGCAAACAACTCAGCTGCGTACAACGAGATCCCTGAGTTCCCTGTGTTCCTTCAGGAATGGAAGGCTCTCTATGACTCCAAGGCTGGCGAGCGAGGCATCTTTAGTAGAGAAGCCTCTCGTAAGCATGTGGAGTCCACAGGGATTCGTGATCCTAACCATGACTGGGGTACTAATCCTTGCTCAGAGATTATCCTACGCTCATGCCAGGTATGTAACCTGTCTGAGATTGTAGTGCGTCCTGAGGATACTTTGAAGGAGCTAAAGGAGAAGGCTGAAATTGCTGCCATCCTAGGTACTTTACAGTCTACGGTTACAGACTTTAGATACCTTAGGAAGATCTGGCGTAAGAATACTGAGGAAGAGCGCCTCCTGGGAGTAAGCCTGACTGGTATCATGGATCATCCCGTCCTCTCTGATCCTAACAATGACGAGCTTCCTAAGTTACTTACAACTCTAAAGGATTACACTCTAGCTGTAAACCATGAATGGGCAGATGCTCTAGGTATCGAGCACTCAGCAGCAGTTACATGCGTCAAGCCTAGTGGCACAGTTTCGCAATTAGTCAACTCTTCTAGTGGAATCCATGCTCGATTCTCGCCCTACTATGTACGTACGGTCAGGGCTGATAAGAAGGACCCTCTAGCGCTGTTCATGATGTCTAAGGGTTTTCCCTGTGAGGACGATGTAACGAATAGTAACGTCCTAGTGTTCAGCTTTCCCATCAAGAGCCCTGAAGCTTCCACCTTTGTAAGCGACCTTACTGCTCTAAAGCAGTTAGAGGTTTGGAAGATTTACCAGGACTACTGGACGCATCACAAGCCCTCTTGTACGATTTACTACACGGATAAGGAATACCTGGGAGTAGGCGACTGGGTTTACAATAACTTCAAGTCCATCAGTGGCGTATCCTTTCTCCCACATACAGACCATATCTATGCCCAGGCTCCTTACCAGGAGATATCTCAAGAGAAGTATGAGCAGCTAGTGAGCGAGATGCCTGCAGAGTTCGATTGGGCCGATCTTACTGACTTTGAAAAAGAAGATACAACCACAGGCACTCAGGAACTAGCATGCAGTGGTGGAGCCTGTGAAATAGTTGATCTAACCACACCTTAATGCTATAATGACCTCCTAAGGAACTTCTATGTCAATTACACGTAATAACCCCACCACTAGCACTATCTCTGGTAGAGGTAAAGGTCCAGGTGTTGCCGTACCTAATCCTGGCCTATCTGCAGTATACTCTCTTGGAGACGCCGTAGGTGCAGGCACCACAGAGGGCGTAGAGGTAGGGAACTACAACTTCGTGACTCAAGTACTTACTACTACTGCAGGAGGCACCGTAGCTCCTGAGGGTTGCCCCGGTTTCGAGCCAGGCTCAAGTGTAGAGGCCGCGTTTGCCCCTGTAGCTAACACTATGGTAGGCGTAGGCGCAGTAACCGCTACCGCACTAGTCTACACCTTCGGTGGCCCCGCTACTATCACTGTCCCAGTCCATGGACTTAAAATTGTTAGATTCGTGTTGACCGGCGCAGCGGTAGACATTAGATATACACTGCACGCTTAACTTATAATAGAGGGGGAAAGATGCAGAAGTCTTGCAAGATTTGCGGGGGTGACTTCCAGACGTGGGATAGCCGAACAAAGACGTGTGGGAACGATTCTTGTCTCCGCATTAGTCGAAGCTCTAGAAGCCGGGCCCCTTTCCCTGAACAGTTCCATGAACTGGAAGACCTTCCTAACTTATCGAAGCGTAAGCGTAAGCGCCCCTCGCTAAAGCGAGCATATAAGAAGGTGAATCCAGGTGAAATCATGGGGGTCATAGGGGATACCCACATGCCTTACGAGAAGGAGGGCTACCTGGAATTCTGCCAAGAGACCTTCCAGAGCCAGGGCGTGACGCGAGTAATCCATGCGGGCGATCTTATGGACAACCATGCTCTAAGTTTCCACGACTCAGAGCCCTCCTTACGGGGAGCGGTGGGAGAGTATGAGGCGGTTCGCGAGCAGTTACAGCCGTGGTTTGATGCGTTCCCCAAGTTAGAGATAATCCGGGGCAACCACGATAAGATACCTGCCAGGCAGTTAGCTAAGGCGGGTCTGGATCCTGATAAGTTCATGCGACCCATGGCAGAGGTATATGACTTTCCTCCCGGCTGGGTCGAGGTCGACAACGTCTTCAGTAACGGAGTACTCTACCACCATGGAGAGACTGCTGTAGGTATTGGGGGATTCCGTAAAGACAGTCGAGATCGCATGTGTAATACGGTTACTGGTCACGTGCATAGCAACTTCGGCGTAAGCTACACCGCTACTGACCACCGGTTAGTATATGGCTGCGCTGTAGGCTGCGGAGTTGATAGCCGTTCTATGGCTTTTGTTTACGGTAAGAACTTCAAGTTGAAGCCTATTGTAGGTTGTGCAGTGATACTGGAAGACGGCACCCTGCCTGTATGCTTCCCGATGCCTTTGGGGTCCAAGCCCTAGAAAGAGTAGTACCTTCTTATGACATGTGGCATAGCAATACCGGTAGACGGAAAAGTGGTCCTAGCCTCAGGATCAAGGATCCTAGCCGGTACGCATAAGATGCCCGACTCTAAGAAGATTCTTAAAATAGGCGCATTTACTGCAGTATCTGCGGGCATGCTCAAGGCTGAGAGACTCAGCTTGATACAGTTTTACGCCATATCTTCTCCAGCGCCTATCAGCTTTCCTCAGCTTATAGAGACTTGGGCTAATTCTTTAGTTGAGCTTAATATACCCTCTGAGGACGGTATAGAGTTTCTAGTGGCTGTAGGGGACTGTTTGTGGTTTGTGGACTCTGACGGAGTAGTAATGGAGCATAGCGAAGGCTTCCTTACGATAGGCTCTGGAGGAGACATGGCCAGAGGTTTCCTAGGTGCGTCCAAGAAGCCTAAGACAGTGGAGGAGGCTGAGAAATTAGCCTTGCGTTGCCTGAAGTATGTGTCATTACATATGGTATGCGAGGGTCCTCCCTTCGCAACGGAGGTAACATGAGCATTGAGACTTACCTAGAGAGCTTAGAGGAGCTAATAGACCCGAGTCAGGACCCTCTGATAACCATCGAGTCCTACCAGGCAGAGGCAATTACCGCTGCTGCAGATTCTTTGGCTTTCTGCAAAGCATTATTTGACATCTTCAAGCTGAATGGTATGCTGGATGAAGATGCTACTTTCGATCTGTATGTCCTAGAGACTTTGATCGATAATATGGTAGGAGAAGTTACAGCGGCGGCTCTATATCTCAAAGGGCAACCACCTGGCAGGAAAGTTAGTGAAGGATTGCGGAGCATTAGCAACGATATCCATCAACATAACTTATTAGCTAAAGAGGAAGATCGAGTTCCGCTTGCTGTAGAAGTAGGGTTTAGCAAGTTAGCAGAACATGTTGAATCTGCTAAAATCCACTTAGCTATATAGCATTAAGATAAGCGCTCCTTACGGGGTGCTTTTTTTTTGTGCTATACTAGTTATATGCGACCTTCTCTATATCAACTAATATACTACCTTGTAGCACTTGCAACCTATGCACTAGCCTGCTGGCCTCCCTTCGCATCCATACATGATGTCCTGGTAGCCGCTGCTGGTTCTCTTTTAGCTGTCCCTCACAATGCTCCGAAACATGCTCAGAAAAACGTTGCATCGGACGAATAACTCAGTATAGTGATCTTACTTAATGCGCTGGTCATTCCAGCACTAAACTTGGAGATACATTATGAGTTTTTCAGCTGAACAGCCCGTCTGGGCACTTGTAAACAAGAGCACGCAGACCTTTGAAGCCACCAAGAGTGGTATCCGCACTTTCGAGACGCGCACAGTCGCTCGACAGGAGCGAGGTACAGATCAGAAGGTAGTGAAGCTATCAGCGTCCGACGCGAGCTTTAGTTACCGCTAGACGCGGCCCAAATGCTTGATCAGCCAACTGGGTAACCCTCCCGAGCCATTAAGTGCTCTGGGGGGTTTTTTATTTACATTTGCTCTTATTTCATACGTTTGCTATAATAGCTAGATGCCTACCCGCGTAATCTGGCCAAACTCTACTGACACGCATGCATATGTCTGGAGATTGCTAGAGTACTCAGGGATGACTAAGGGGGCTCTGCAAGCAGGACGTTACACTATGTCTGGCTATGTTTCCGTAGACGGAAACAGGGTACAAAATAAGAAAAGCAGAGTTCGCATAGGTAAAACCTTTACTATTGAGCTACGAGTACCTGGCAGATTAGTAGATAGTAGGGAGATGATTGTGGTAGCCAAAGGCTTTCTAGACAGCACCCCTCACAGAGTCACTGGGCCTTACGTGTTCTGATGTTTGGTGAATGCGAACATTGTGGCAAGAAGATTGCCTTTCAAATCAACCTCGAAGAGGGTCACGGTACAGTAGGCCTCTGTCAGTGTACTGAAGCGTTTGCAGCCCATGTCCAAGAACATAGGCTTAAGTTTCAACGAAAAATAGCAGCTCAGAGAGTCTTTCGAGACAAAAGACCTACCATAACTCCCCGAAAAGTAAGTAGACATAGATCATGACTGACTATCTTAGAGAAGGCCTTCGCCCCCAAGACGCTCCCGCTTATGTAGCCTCATTGCTTGAAAAAGAGTTTGATGGCAAGCTTAATATTACTCACAAAGAGGGCTGGTACTGGTTCCCCTTCAAGGGGGACTACGGAGTCACGCTTCTGAATACTATTGGATTGCCTGACAGCTGGAGTACTATGTCTCCCGCATCTAAGGTAGCTATGCTACTACATGAGGCCCAGCACGTCCGTCAGCAGCTTAAACTAGGTAGAGGAAATATCTATCTAGGATTTCTAATCCAGATGGTTCTCTACTTATTCGTACCTTTTCCTATTGGAATTGCCTACTGCCGTGCATACCTAGAAATGGAAGCATATAAGGAGAGTATACGGGGATACTACTTGATGTCTGGTAAAAATCTGTTAGTCATTAACAGTAGTGGGATGCGTGCCAACATACTCAAGCAGTTCACAGGTTCTAGATATTTCTGGATGTGGCCGTTTAAGTCTCACTTAAACAAGTGGTATGACCGTATCGTAGAAGAGGTCATACTTGAGGAGGGCTAATGGCACTACAGATTCACAAGAACCATATCAAACGCAGGTCTAGGCGCGCTGAAAAGCCCAAGGAAACTGTAGTATACCCGGAGGCCTCTCAGAGGACTGACTCCGGTTTTACTATCTCAGGGTACAAGGGTGCCTTTGAGACTTCCTCGGAGCGTGTAACCGCTGGAGGCGTCAGTACTATCCGCTGTCACGACGGTATGCCTAGAGTATATCGAGTAGAGAACGGCTATTGTCTATTCATTATGATCGACAAGAGTACTGGCGAGAAGACTGAAGTTATTGGTTCACCTAGTAAAGAGATTCTAGTACCTAAGGGCTTTGCTCATTACTTTAAGGGGCACGTGGATCTTGATACTAATCTCTATGTTGTGCAGGAAAAGAACTTCCTGGATGAGTTTGTAGAAGAGGCGAACGTTGACAAGGTGACTCCTTTTGCAGAAGCTATACACAACTACACTCCTGACGCTCCTGCACCTAGGAAGAAGCGTCCTAAGAAATCAAAGGCTGCTGAGCAGAACCGAAAGTTCTCCGCATCTAAGGGTCACGTATCTGTAGATAACGCGGCCGATTCAGGACTTGACGGAATGATGAAGGCTGCAGCTGACCCTAACTTCAAGGTCGATAACCAGCGACCCACAGTTCTCTCAGGAAGAGACATGGGTATAGGACAGGGATAATGAGCCTACCTCTTTACATAGATATTAATAAAGCCCTTCCTGTAGGAGCTGGTGGAGCTAACACTCCTAAGCCTGCGGGCGAGGTCGCGGGACCTAAACAAGCAGGCCCACCCGAAGGTTCTTACTCTTGGAATAAGAAAGACGGTCCACAGCCCCCTCCAGACGCTGTTGGATGGCAACAAGCTGAGAATGGTACCTGGTTTAAGATGGCTGGCGCTGGAGGTAAGGCGGCACAGCCTTCTGAGGAAGGTGAAGTAGATCCCGTAGCAGATGCAGCCGCTGAGAAGAAGATAGAGGAAGATTCACAGTCTGCCTCTGCTGAGATGGCAGATCCTAAATATATTGAGCTAGACGGAAGCGCTGCAGAGGATCAGCGTAATATTGATATAGCCAGGCAGTCTGGACAAGAGGAGATAGCTCAGGAACTTGAAGCTAAGATTAAGGAAGCTGGCGGAATGCCAGATCAGCGCGAGGCAGGTACAGAAGAAGGTGAAGCACCTGGTGAGCCTGCAGCATCTAGCGAAGATAAAAGGGCTTCCGATTCAGCAAAGCGACAGGAAGAGAAGAACAAAGGTAAAGCTCAGAATAAAAAAGACAGAGCTATAGATAGAGCCTCCGGTATGGATCCTGAAGTAGACAGAAGCGGCTACGACAGTAGAATGGAAGCTGCAGCTGAGGCAGAAGCTGAAGGGGACTATGAAACAGCCACCGAAGAGGCTAAAGAGGCTTGGCGTGAACTGGGAACTTCCCAAGCTCAGCATCGGGCAGACAAGGCCGTAAAGGCTAAGAATGACCAGGAAGTAGCTAGAAAGGCTGCCGAAGATAAGGCCACTCAAAAGGCGGATGAAAAGAAGAAGGCGGACGAAAAGAAGGCCGCCGAAAAGGCGCAGAAGGCGGATGAAAAGAAGAAAGCTGATATCAAGAAGGCAGAGGACGCCGCTAAGGAGAAAGCCGCTAAAGCTAAGGCTGATACCGAGAAGGCTGCTGCAAAAGAGAAAGCTAGAATAGAAGCTGTAGAGGCAAAGGCTAAGAAGGATGCTGCAAAGGCTAAGGACGCTGCCGAGAAGGCTGCTATCAAAAAAGAGGCAAAGGAAGCTAGAGAAGCTGCCCAAAAAGAGGCAAAGGCAGCCACGGAAGCCGCTAAAAAAGAGGCTGCAGCAGCCAAGGAAGAACTGAAGGCCGCGAGAGCTAAAGCTGCCCAAGAGCGGGAAGCTAAAAGAACTGCAGCTAACGAGTTACGTATTCAGGAAAGGGCTGAGGCTGCTGCGAATCGTGAGACAGAAAAGGCCTCTAAAGCCAAAGCTGCAAAGCAGAAGGCTCATGAAGCTAAAGTAGGTAGGACAGAGTCTCAGCAACATGCTCTTAGTCTAAAAAACGCTAGGATGGACCCTGGCGTAGATCGATCTGCGTACAACAAGTATATGGATGCTGCTGAGCAGGTCATGGATACTTCTCCTGACACAGCTTCCGAATTGATAAAGCAGGCAGAAGCGTCACTTGTCGAGGAGGAGGCGTCCTTTAAGCAAGAAGCTAAAGAGGCTAAAGAAGAGGAGAAGCTTGCTAAGGAAGACGCCAAAGCAGACGAAAAGGCAGCCAAGGAAGAAGCCAAAGAAGAGGCTAGACTTGCTAAGGAAGAGGAAAAAGCTGATAAGCAAGACGCCAAGGAGGCTGCTGCACAAGAGAAGGCTATAGCAAAGATAGATGCTGAAGAAGAGAAGGCTATAGCAAAGGAGGATGCTGCAGAAGAGAAGGACTTTGCAAATCAAGCTAAGGCTGAGGATAGGGCAGCAGCTCAAGACAAGGCTCAAGGTAAAAGAGATGCCATGGCTGACTACAAGACGGGCACAGCTATCGGCGCTGCTGCAGCTAAGGCACCTCTCAAGGCCGGTGGAGGATCAGCAGCGGGAGGCGTTGCAGTTCAAGCAGGTGTCTCAGGCGCTGCTAAACTAGGGCATCACTTATTGACAGACGATGAGGATGCTGCAGCCAAGAGGGAAGATGAAAAAGCTGGAGGTACTTCACAGTCCTCGTTAGGTAAATCTATGCGAGATGTTTCACTAAACAACGATATCTACATTGACCTGCGTAAGGCAGGCGCGATTAGTAACTCATCCTCCAGTTCTGCGGGAGACTCAAGTGACCCTTACCGAGACGCTAGGGAGTACAATGAGTCCTTTTCCGAAAGACGCACAGGTACGGGTGCTGCTACTCCCGCAGACTCTGTAGCTAAGGTAGACGAGGAGAACTCTCTACAGTCAGAACTAGAATCTGCACGTGAACAGGATTCCGAACGCTCTAAGCGACAGGGACTAACTCCTGACGAAGAGAATGAAGAAGAAGAGGATGACGGAGCCCAGAAAAGTATTGGGCTAGACTTCACTGCTTTGGCAAATGTAGCTAAGATAGTTAAGTCAATTAAGATTTCTAGAGTAACTCCTACAGAAATGGAGTTCCTCACGGCAGAATTAGGCTATACTCTAGAAGACGTAGAAAAAGGTATAGCTAAGATCACTGGTAGAAACCGGGATCGCTTTTCTAAATGGCTTTGCGGAAGAATGCATAAGTCGATTAACGTCTTGAGGTAACATGTCAGACGAATGGACCAGTAAATCTTCCTTTTGGAACAGTAACTCTTCAGAGTCAATAAAAAAGGCTCGACTAAAGCAAGAAAAGCCAGATTACGGTTTCAAATCTTACTTCGACGACCCTTTTGCACCTATGAGTGCTATGGGTTATCAAGCTCGTCCGTACTTGGTACCCTTCGATACGCTGAAGAAGGTTCCACAGCAGTTATCGATCATTGCGTCTATAATCCAGACTCGCACCAACCAGATTGCATCTTTCTCAGTCCCTTATAGGAACTCTAAGTCCATTGGGTACGAGATCAAGCACAAGAATCCTGGTAGGCTGACGACTAAGGGCGAGCGCGACTTTATCCTAGAGTTAGAAAAGTTTGTTTTCAATTGCGGACAGCCTAACCCCAATCCCTTCGCCCAGCACCCTAGAGATGGCTTTGACCATTTCTTGAAGAAGGTTGTGCGCGACACCCTAATGTATGACCAAGTTTGCTTTGAAGTAGTACCTGATAGAAGAGGTTTACCTTATGAATTCATGGCTGTTGACGCTTCAACAATACGCATCGCTGCTCCTAATACACTTGATACATATAAGTACAACGGGAACAGTGCCCTCGACAAGAACACCTTCGAGTCTATGGGTGATCCCTCCGAGTTTGGTTCCGGTAAATTCAACTATGTGCAGCTTATACAAGGGCAGATCCGAAACCTGTACACCAGGAACGAACTAGCTTTTGGAGTTAGAAATCCCCGTACGGACATCAACGTGTACGGCTACGGCTACTCAGAGTTAGAGCAGCTTACTCGAACAATTACTGCAGCTATCTATGCAGAAGAGTTCAATATCCGTAACTTCTCTCAGGGTAGTTCTCCCAAGGGGATTCTGTCCTTCAAGGGCGATGCTATGGATAATGATATGCTTGAGGACTTCAAGCGTAAGTGGAACCAGAACGTGGAGGGAGTTCATAACGCCTGGAAAACTCCTATCATCCAGTCTGAGACAGGTATCGAGTGGACGGATCTCCACCCCAATAATCGGGACATGGAGTATAATAGCTGGCTCGAATACCTAATTAAGCTTATTTGTGGTGTATTCCTCATAGACCCTGCTGAGGTAAACTTCGACCTTCACGGTGGAGTACAGCAGACTCCTTTGTTCGAATCGTCCCAGGAATGGAAACTTAAGGCTTCACGTGACCGTGGACTTAAGCCTCTTCTTAAGTTCCTGGCTAAGATGGTTAACGAGAACGTTGTACAGAAAATTGACGATAACTTTGTCTTCGACTTCGTAGGCCTTGATGAGCTTACTGAACAAGAGAAGCATGAACTACGTAAGGAGCAGGTAGCTTCCTACATGACTCTAAACGAGATTCGTCGCGCAGAAGACCTTCCCGATATCGAAGACGGAGACCGCGTACTTAACCCCACGTACCTCCAAGCTGTACAGCTTGAGCAACAGGCCAAGCAGCAAGAAGAGCAGATGGCTATGCAAGGTAGCGCTGCGGGTCAAGGTGGAGAAGAGGGTGGTGGAGGCGGTGAAGTACCGCCAGAAGAGGGTGCTGAAGAAGAGCCTAGTCCTCCTTACGTAGAAAACTTCACCAAGTCTCAGCGCACCTTTGAGATTAGTGACTTAGACGACTGGTTTGATGAGGATGCCGGCATATAAGCTAGCCTACAAGTTAGACTTCCAGAGCCTTCCGATCTCAATAGAGAATGGGAAAGGCTCTAGTCGTCATTGGACAGACGAAGCCACAGGTGAAAAAGGTTCCACTAAGATGGAGTATCCGTATGGATACGTGCGAGGAACCTTAGGAACAGACGGAGACGCTGTAGATGTCTTTATTGGCCCTGATAAGAAGTCTCAAAAAGTTTTCATAGTTACCCAAATGAAGGCTCCTAAGTTTACAGAAGTGGACGAACAAAAGTGTATGCTTGGGTTCAATTCTTCTAAAGAAGCTAAAGATGCCTACACTCGACATTATGACTCTCCTAAGTTCTTTGGAAGCATGATTGAAGTAGATATTGAAGAGTTTAAGGATAAACTTAAGAGCCAAAAAGGCAAACTTATAAAATCTTTGCTCAAAAAGTACCTATCTGCTAAACTAAGGGTAGACTATAGTCATGGAGATAGCTATATGAATAGCTTAGATATGTTAAAAGGTCTTTCTTCGGCGATGCGTACCGCTAAGGATTCCGTTGAAAAGGCTCTCACTTCTAGAAGTGCAGTAGCTACATCCCGTAAGGTTGAGGAAGCTCCCGAAGCTACTACGGACAATATATTCGGTACAGGTGTTCCGCTTAGGGACGGTGAGAGAACGCCTTACGTCATGCGCAAGTCTGCAGTGGATTATGGTAACTACCGCCCTCAGGTCGAAGATACCGAATCCTGCAACGTATGTAAAACCCAGTTCAAGAAGAGTATGGGATGCCTACGCTGTAAGCATGTCAACTCTACTACAGAAGCCGCCCCACTGTGGAAGAGATAAAATGCAACTATTCTTGGACGACTTATGTAAAGCTGGCGATGCGGTTGACCAGGGCGATCAGGTAGGAGGGCAATATATCCGTCGAATTGTGACGGGTACGACTAAGGACGGTCGTCCACAGTACAGATATCTTCGTACTAAAGAAGAGGTCGCTTCTTACGACTCCGCTCAGAGCAGTAAGAAAAAGGGCGATAAAGATAAAGATAAAGACAAGGATAAAGATGAGGATAAGGGAGGCTCTCTTAAGGAGAAGCTTGCTGATGAGAGAAAGCAGAGCAAAGAAAAGCTTGATCGCGATCCGACCTTATTCCTTAAAGATAAAACAGTAAAGAAAAGCCTTCCACTATACTTAGAGGATTAACATGTCAACTTTCACCCACTTACCCCGTCTTCCCTTAAACCTACAGAAAGCCTTTAGTGGCGGATCTGCTGGAGAAGAGCTATCAGATTACAAATCTGCTGAGCCTGAGACGGTACCTGAGTATCCTACTGGCGTAGTAGCTACTTACCGCGCACCTGCTGACCGTGTAAACGGTAACTCCGTATTCCGTCGCTACCCTAACGCAAGCCTAGATATTGATTATGCTGCGAATAAGGTAATTGACATGATTCACCGAGTCCAGGAGAGTGATAATTCTAGTGGATTCCTAACGAATCAAGAAGAGCTTATTCTGAGTGTGGTATTCCCCCGAGTGTTCTGTTTTGTGGATGAGGCGATGCTAGACCATATGAGAGAAGTAAATCTTCGAATCACGATGGACGAAGCAGTACTAGTGGCCATGAAGGTCTCAGCTCACCTTAAGGAAGAGCTAAACTATAACGCTGGCACAGGCGGTGGTTCCGTAACCGGAAGGTCCAATACCCGTGCCTAAAGTCTCTACTACTCTGACTCCCTCTCAATTAGATACTTTATGTAAACACATAAAGATGAACTCTGATAAAGAAGCTATTGAGAAAAGCAAGCCTTCCAATCCCTCTGAGGGTGCGCTAACTAGCGGCCTAAAGAGATACTTTGCACTTCTTGAGAAGAGCTTGAACATGGATTTAGATGAAGTATAGACAAACCAAGAGCCTAATGGTTCCCGACACGCAGCTGTTTGGATTCCACGAGCACGAGATCAAGGTAATAGCCCGCACTCCCTTGCAGAAGCAGCGTGACGCGGATGGTTCACAGTTCTCACGAATGCGCCCTTCAGTCCTAGCTCCTACAGAAAGCCTGTATGTCGCTCCAAAGAAGATTGAAAAGGGTTCACTAGCTCAGAAACTTCCTGACTATCATCACCCTCCTCAGACCGACCCTTGCCTAACTGTATGTAGCTATCTTGACAGTAAGAGAGCTAAGCAAGAGTACAAGACCAGTTACAGTTCAGTCTTTACCGATCCTTACCAGTCGGGTTACGGTAAAATGACTGACCAGCCTCGCGACCCAGCTACCAATAGACGCCTTGACCAACAGCCACATATTGATAGAGTTACCCAAGCAGCACCTCGTGACGCATACGCACCAGTCAAGAAGTGCCTAAACAGCTTTCAAGATAAGCTTTCAAGACTTATTAAGTAACGAGGTTCGATATGAAGTGGGGCGCTTCAAATAAGTTTGAGAAGCTGCGGGAGATCTCGCGGCTTCATCAACTTTGGGCTACATACGTAATCGTAGGTCCAGATTCCATATCTAAGTCAGAGTATGGTGAGCTGAAACGCTCACATCTCCCGACTGATACTTTCCTATGCTTGCCCTACAAGGCCTACTTACTGGGCAAGGCAGAGGCACAGGTACGTCCTAGTCTGCGTAAATCTCTAGACGTAGACCTTAGTAAGGATACCCTTACTCCAGAGGACTATATCAAGGTACGCAGGCATGAAGAGCGTTTGGCTAGTGTTATCAAGGGCTTACTCTCTGCAGAGTTAGAAGGTAACTACGACCTACTGAACGGTAGTAAACCTGACTTACGCTCTCTAGTAGTGAAGTGTTTACAGGAACTGAAAGTTATCAAGAACTCTGCCTATGTATCCAGCATCCAATCCTATGAGGGAGTTTACTCGAAATCTTTAGGAAACAATTCTTCTATCGTGTCTACGGGAGCTATTCATGACGTTATGAAAGTCAGTGAACTCCCTGAGCGGAACTTGCATGATCTAATCTTCTTGCCAGAGGATATGGCTAAAGCCGTAGGCTCTCCTACAGTGTCTCCTGCAGGACCTGAGGGGGCCCGTAAAGAGGCTGCCGCTCGCCCTGCAGCAGTAGGCAGTATGAAGGGTGCCCCAGCTGCAGGACAGACTGCAGGCCCTGGAAGACCCGCAGCTGCTCCCGCAGACAATGCCACTACTATAGCGGATGTGATGGTTGATTGTCCTTATGGGGGAGATGATGACTGCAAGGCAGCTGGGGGCAGTGGATCCAAGCGACATATGTATGGCGGGGTTAGCATGACACGTCATGGAGAAGCAAGAGCTGGAGGCAATAACCCTTCTACAGAAGAAGGAGATAAAGAGCTAGTCCAGCAAGAGATCCGGGATACTGTAAACTATGACAGGATCTCCCATCCTCACTCTAAGATCCTTTACGACCTAAATAATGGAGAGATTGGGACAGAGCAGAGTGTAGCCTCTAGCCCTGATGCCTCTGCAGGAGTTACGGAAGCTTACGTAGTCTCCATTATCGGAGGTGGACGTGGGCTGGCTAAGCCTGTAGTTAGTTTATCCGAAGCTTACATAGATAATGAATTTGCCATAACAGGTGGAGGCTCTGTCCCAGTAGGTAAAAGCGTAGGACGAGAAGTTGCCGCCTATGGAGCATCCATGCTTCATGGGTCTAACGAGCTAGTCCCTCCCACTACCTCACGTTCTCACGGAGGACGTCCCATGAGCGTTCAGCAGTGGAAAGAGGGATACACCAGCGGTGACGCAGCTGTAGGTATAGCGGCAGGTACTACTAACAATCAGACCCAGTCTTTCCTAAACCTGGTTCCAGCTGCAAGTAAGGATAAGATTAAGAGTAAACTTAATCAATTGATAGTCAATACTATAGTAACCAACGACACGGATAAGCACTTCGGAAATATTGTAATCAACGAGGACTTCTCAGACTTCGCTGCAATCGATGGAGGATTCAGCTTCGGCAATAGTATGGCCGGGTGTAAAAATACAATACAACAGGATATGCATAATGCAGGCATGAAGGTCAAGATAGATCAGCAAGCGCAGACGCGTCTAGCTAACCTATCCTTCAAGGACTACCGCAAAGCACTAGGTGGAGATGTAGAGGACTGGGCAGTGGGGCAATCATTCT